AACAACACCGAAAGTTTTGTGATCAAAACATTCTTCTTTCTTATAATGTGAACGGGACGGCAGACGAATCTGCCGCCCCGTTTCCTTGTGAACCAGTTGGATCAGGTAAAGATTGCACGGCCCAACGCACGACGCTCATCGGTGATGAACGAACCGTACGAAGTGATCAAACCGTACTTTGCGTCACGGTCGTAAGGGGTTACGAAACCGTGGAACTTCATCCAGTTACCATCCAACACAGCCAACTTGACATGGTTAGAGTTCAAGAAGTACCAAGTGTTAGCTGGCATAAGGTCTGACCAGCAAACCTTTGCACCACGGTGCAGCAGGTTCGTGAACCCAGCTTCAGCCGTTTTAGCATCAGTGAAACGCTGGTTGGTCTGAAGCAAACCCTCATACTTTTCCCACAATGTTTGAGTTGTGACTTCAAAGTCACAAGCATCAGTACCAAACGACACCGTGTTATATGCCTTCGACATGAGCGGAATCGTGAGAGCCTGAGTCGTTGGGACATATGAACGCCAGTAAGCGTCAGTGGTCGAACTGATACCACCAACCGTGGTTGTGGTAGAAGTGTTGTCACCAACAAGTGCTGGCAGACCAGCCCAAGCCTTACCTGAAAACTCTGTACCCTGATAGGTGAGCATAGCGGTTTCGAACTGCTCAGCGGCAGTGCGCTCAGCGTTCTCAACCTTTGACTTCAGCAGTGAAATGATGGCACGGTCACCTGAGTTCTTTGCCTCCTCCATACCACTAAGTGGGATGAAGATTGCTGCTTGCTTCCAAGCGTACTCGGCTGCGGTGATGATTTCCTCACCGTGCGCTGGGGTCAAAGCGTCGTAACCCGAATAGAACTGGAAGGTTGAACCAGCCACGTTCATAATCGGAGCAACAGCCTTATGACCGCCCTGAGCATCCAACTTGGCAGTGTTCATGATCCAGTCAAGTGCTGCGGTGCGCTTGAAAATGTTATCAACGGCTTTGCCGTTGGGGGCGAAATACTTTGCGAGAGTAGTCGCTACAATGTTATCGTAGTTGGCGTTTGCCATGATTATCCACCTTTAGAGGACGAGTTTGAGTTTAATGTTTCGAATTGAGAGCATCCGCAAACATGTCAGCAAAACTATCGAACGACCGATCAGCCTCAGAAACATTACGACCACCGCTAGTGATACCATTTGGGCGTGAAATCTTTTTCTGATTTGCCCGCTTAGTAGCTTCTAACGCTGCCTTCTCTGCCGCTTTCTTCTCAATCTGTGCCGCCTGTTTGCCAGTGGTCGCAGCTTCACGACCCTTGTTATACAGGTAAGCATCTTCAATATTTAAGCCACGTTCCAAAGCGACAGGCAAAACTTTTTCAGGATCAAAATCGGCATACATTGCTTGAACTTGAGCCAACTCAGCTTTCACTTCAACCATGATACGATCCTGTTGAACCCGATCAATTTCTTCCTGCATTCTTGCTAGCTGTGCTTCACGCTGCTTATCGCGTTCCAACAACTTGCGAAACTCTGGATCATCGTTTGCGTACAAATCTTCTTCACTACCAAAATTGTCGTTCAAAGGAATCTTGTAAGCGTCAGCCAAAGACTTGACAACATTAAAAGGATTTTCCTCTAACGCAACCTGTAGCGACTTCGCCCAATCCGAATACTTGCGATCCTCAGCCAATGACTGGGTTTTCCGCGTGTAATCTTCCTGACGAAGATAACCATTCAACGCTTCACCCAACGGCACCTCAACTTCGGTGCCATTGACTTTCACAGTGACTAGCGAATCTTTATGATTAGTCCAATCAAAAACATCAGAACCGTTATCCCCAACTGATTGGGGGTCGTCCTCAGTATCATCGTCTACATCATCAACTTCATCAACTTCTCCAGGCCCATCATCAAATACGGCTTCAGTAGGCATCACCCTTTCAGGGTGATCAAACTGTGAACCAGTAGAAGGATTTGCTTCAACATCTGCACTAGCAGAACCAAACGCATCCTCAAAATCTGAACCTGTTGTATTATTAATTGCCACGGAGTCCTTTCAGGGTATTCCAACTTCTATACATATACACCAAATCGTACACGATCACATTGGTGGCATCCCCGCAGGCACCCCTACAGGGGGCTGTGCGGGCTGCTGAGGCATTCCTTGCGGCATCATGCCCGCGGGTGGTATACCGCCCGCAGGGGGCATCACAGGCTGCCCTGTGGCAGGATCAATCTGACCGCCCATTGGTTGCATAGGCATCATAAAATCCTCAGGATTTTTGATACCAAAACCCATACGCAAAACATGCTCAGCAAGTTTCTTAGGATCAACAACACCAGCCCCAACAAACTGTGACATAGCATCCATCAACTGCATAGCAGACTGACGGCGCGACGACTCATTTTGTGGCATCGTGGAACCAGCCTCAACCTGAAAATCCCACTCACCGTACAAATCATCCTTAGTGTACTGAACCCATTGTTGCGACCCGTCAGGCCCAACAATGCGCGCCACCTGATCCGTAGACAAAAACTGTTGCGTCAACTTCACAACCTTCTCAGCAATATTGCCAATAGATCGTTCAACAATACTAAGTTTGTCAGCCGACCGTGCATTAGCACCATCCTGAATCATCGACGCCTCGGTAGCAGTACGACGAATCTCAGGAGAAGAACCACGCTGATACTCAGACACACCGCTGACAAGATCAATGTCAGAAAGAATCATGCTTGACTGGTTATAAAACTCAGGATTCAACCCTGTTGTCTGCACAGGTGCCAACACATCACCGAAAGGTGTGTTCGATTCAACACTGATCATTGCGTTATCGTCACCACTGAGGAGAGCGACCACACCGTCGTTCCCGATTTCATCGGGACGATACATATACATGCGTCGCATCTTTTTGCGGTCGTTGATCATTTGTGTGCGGGTCAACGCCAACTCCATCTGGAGTGGCGCAACCGCTTCAACATCACCAATCGGATACAACTTGTCAGGAATCATGTAGTTACAAATCATTGTGTACGGATGAAAAAACCCGTACGGAATATCTTCAGGCTTAGAAAGGTAACCTTCACTGTCCTCAGCGAACGTGCAAACCGTTTCATCAATCAGATCATAATATTCCCACACAATAGCAAACCCAGGATCAGACCCACGGCGCTCACCATCAAACAAAATATCTTCATGAGTTGACTTTGCTTCACGCATCGACCGACCCATCAAAGCCTTACGAACCTTGGGGTCCCAATCCTCGTTCTGTTGCGCTTTCTCAATTGGCACAAACCGACGTTCCGCAATCCAACGGGCATTATCCAAATTGGTAGCATCAGGATCAATGAACATGTCGAACGGGGAAACCCGTTCGACAACAGCCGCATCCGCTTTGATAAAACTTTCCATCTTAGGGATAGACGCAATAACCTGATCGGCAGTAGGGAACCCGTTCAAAGATTGTCCAGCATTCTGCGCCTGCTGGAGAGCTTGTTCCAGTTGAGCTAGGCGGGACTGCGCTTCGTCCTGCCAACCCTGATCAGTCCATTCACGTTCACCTTCTTCAAATGACCAAGTGGTTTTGCACCAACCATGACCAATAATCACAAAATCTTTGACCGCTAAACGGAACTGTTCATGCACTTTGCCATGCTGCCACTGATAGTTGGCAACAGTTTCAACAACACTGGCCCGATCATTATCAGATTCCTTACGAGCAGTCACACTGATCTTAGGGTAGTTCACAGAAATCCCTGGAACAATCACATTGACCGTGGAAAACAGCATGTTTGGTGCAACAACATCCTGATAACCGTTTAACTCAGGATAATCATACTTTGAACCATACAGTTTCACCAACTTTGACCACATCAGATCATAATTGGCATCCCTACGCCACTTGATTGCATCGCGCACATGGCTCAAACATTCAGCGGCCTCGTCAACCTCAGATTTTTTACCCTCAGACTCTTTGCCTTCGTTCAAATATGTTGATTTATACAACTTTGCCACAATCAATCAGTCCCTCTAGTAGGCAACACGGCTGCATCAGCCATAACTTGTGCAGTTTTCTTCTCAGCAGACAACGTAGGGGCACCATAATGGGTTTTAGTCCACGCAGGAATCGGATCAAGCCCGTTAGCACGGGCTTCACGTATGGTTCGATCCTGCTGCTCCTTGGTGTTTAGATCATGGAACATTTGTTTGCCTTCACGACCACCAGTGCCGAAAGAAAACGCAAGATTTTGGATTCTGCACTTAAAACATTGGGTGAATTGTGGCAAAAACCTGTCCTCAGGCCAATCTTTTTTGCATTCTGGACATGTTTGCATAAACTATACTCCTAAATCGGTTACCAACAACAATTATATAACAGGTTTCAACCCTTGAGAGCCAACCTTTTTGTTCTTCAACGCCTTTTCCCACCACGCAAACGACCCTTTAATCTTTGCAGGGTCATCATCAACACCAACACGTTCAGTGATCGCATACTTGCGAGCCTGAACAGCGATCGCTAACGACATAACACAGTCATCATGAGGGGAACCTGACATTTTACCATTCGTGTTACGCCGATATGCACGCAATTCTTGAATAGTGCGATCATGTCTGATTGTTGGGGCATCACGCAAATAGCCTGCCAACTCGTCAATCATCAAAGGTTTACTGGTGTGGGTTGTTAACCAACCCACAGATTCCAACGCACGATCAGTTCTTTTAGTAACCGAGTGACGCATGTAAATCCTGCTATAACCCGACCTTTGTAAACCCTTAAGTGTTGTGAGGCCGTGGTTGTTGATCTCTGGAGCAATGACCGCATTTCGGTAGTACCAACCGATACTAGGTAAAATCGTTTCACCAAATACATCGGGATCAGCTTTACCCAACCACACAGCAACAATCTCATTCGACTGAACACAGAGCACCTGTGCCACCGTAAAGTCCCCGTACGATTCTCCCTGAGCAATATCCACACCAATAACATACGACCATTTGTCAACATCATTTGGTGTATCCCAAACCATAAACGGTGAACTGGTATCACCCTCAAACATTTGGAAAGTTTTCTTCCCACCACCCACCTCAATCTGCCCTTGCCACTCAGGTGTTTTGGGCACAAAACTTCGGACCACATCCAAATTGAACACAGGGTTACCAGACCCAACAAACGCCTCCTCAGGCGTAGTTGGATACTCCTGAGCAATCTGCCAAGATTGCATCAACCCCAACTTCTGCTCATACCAATCATCATCACGACCATCAACAGCAGACCACGGATGAAAAATGCCTTGAAAACCGTTAGTTCCCATCTGAGAACCCAACCACAAATTGTGAAAAAAGTTGCCCTCACCATTAGCGGTACTGATACCAATCACCCGACCACCAATATCGGTAATAGGTTCAATCGACGCCCACGCCTCATCAGGGTTTGGTAGAAACGCCCACTCGTCTACAACCACCAGAAACACAGACTCACCACGGGCAGGATCGTTAGCCGAAGGCAACGATTCAATAACCGACTCATTATCAAACGTCATCACCTGTTTAGTGCGATCCAAAATTTGTGGCCCACGCAAACGAACCCAATCAGGCAACGACTTGTAATTATATTTCACTTTAGCCAACAACTTGATTGATTCACGTTCCGTGCGGGACAACATGACAATCAGACGATCCGACCAACCGAAACCTTGCCACAACACAAAGGCGGCAGACAACGTGGAAAACCCGACCTGACGGGCTTTGAGTGAAACTGTGCGTCGGTAACGAATCCACTGGTACAACACTTCCAACTGCGCCTCACGCAGTTGAAACGGGATACGACCTTTTCCAGGAACTTTGATATGCAAGTTTTCTTGCATAAAAGAAACACAAGCAGCAAACAAAATGTCCGCATCTTCGGCGGACAAATCATGCGACCAATCAACAGGGTTCTGCGGAAACCAACGCCTCCACGACAACTCCATATCCAACTGGTCAACAGACCAAGTGATTTTCTTTTTGCGGGCAGCAACCCGTGAATTGAAATCTGATGCACCATGCGTGGTGCCACCACCCGCCATTACAACAAACGGTCAGAAACAGTGTCACCATTAGCCAAAGCAATCCTTGCTTTGGTCAACGATTCCATCTCAGCAGCATTAGCTAAAGCAGCCTCTTTCAACGATTCCAACTGGGCATCAGAAAAATCGGAGAAACCCTCAGATTCCTCAACAACATCCAAAATACTATTACCCCGCTGAAACTGTGACATAACCCCAGTAGCCCGCAACCAAACCTCAGCCGCCTTCAGTTTCATCGCCACCGTACCAGCACGATCCAAAGCAGCCTCAGCAACCATATCCAACACCTGAGTCACACGCCCAGGATCACCAGCATTCTGAACAACAACAAACCTGATCGCATCCAACACTCGCGGATCACGTTCCCAACGCCACAAAGTTTGACGGGCAACACCAACCGTATCAGCAAACTCATTCTTATCCGAAGGAACACGCATCCCCTCAGGAACAGCCGCCCAAATCACATAAGCCAACTGCTTATCATTCAACTCGCGTCGAGCAACCTGTTTTGATTTATCAGAAGGACGACCCACAATCAGTCGGCAAAACCCTTAGGAGAAGCACCCTGAGAAACAACACCCTCAACAAAAGAGGACCACTGACCAGGCCCATTAGGAGCAGGATTACCCTTAGCAGCATCACCAGTCGAAGTACCCCGACCCTTAGTATCGCCCGTACCCTTGACCGACGACCACTGACCAGGGCTGTTGGGAGCAGCATTCCCAGCACCACGAGTGTTGGCCCCATTAGGGGTGCCAACAACACTGGAAGGCATATTCTTCACACTAGCCCACTGACCAGGAGATTCAGCGGGACGAACCCGCTGAGGCAACTGATGC